GCAACATTAGTTGTAGGGTTGTATATAGCATAGCCATAATATGGAGTATTAGCTTGTTTTGTGCCAGTATCTAAACCGCCTTGATTAGTGCCAGCAGTCCAGTTAGCATCAAGCCGTTTTGTCATTGCAGGCACATAGGCTTGCCCAGAAAAATCACTAAAAACAAAATTACCACCAGAAAAATCTATATCGTTATCGGGGTCGCTTGTATTGTTGGCAATAGTTATTTTTTGTGGTAAATAAGATATACCTTGGGTTGTGGCTGTGGCAGGATTAACATTTTCTACTTTAATAAAGTTAGTGCCATCATATCTAAAAGCAACATCCCTAGTAGTTAAAATATCACCAGTTGCAACATCGGTTCCATCGGCTTTTTTAAGATTTTTCACACCAGCACTATTAACATTTATTGTTGAAGCTCCACTATTGGCATTGCCAGCACGAAAGCGAATAATCATTCCAGTGAAGTAGCCCTCGCCAGCTCCACTTGATACAGGAGACTTAAAAGGCGAAACTGGGCTTAATACATAAGCATTCGCAGTCCCGCTATCAGTAAAGAATTGACCTCCACTAGAATATCTTGCGGAAGCAATTGCGAGCTGATCTAAATTAGAAGTAGATGGAGTTTGACCAGAGCTAATAACAAGATTATCGACATCGGCAAGCTGGTTCCATTCAATAGACCCTACTGTGTTGCCATCAATTTTTGATGTATTAAAATCAGACATAGTGTTTTAAATTAAAATTATAAAGCATTAGAATACCTAAAAAATAATTGAGTATTTGCAGGTTTAAGCTTGTTAAACAAGCAATCTAAAATTGCTGGTTGTTGAGATGTTAAAGTAAAAGGAAAAGTTAAAGGAAAACCACTCGGCTTTATAGAGCTTGGCAATGTAATAACAATTGTGAATGGTGCCGAGGCTTCGCTAATTAACAAAAACGGCAATGTCAATGGGAATGTTGATGTTGACACTCCATTAGATACTTCAATATTATAACCAAGAATAGATGCAACATTTTTAAATTGTTTTTCGGTTGTTGCATTGATACCAGCGAGTTTTAATAAAACATTTAACCTTCTTTGTTCTATTGTAGAAGCTACTGGAATGCAATTGTCAGGGATACCTACGAACTGTTCCCACTCGTCGATAAGTTGAGTTGTTGTTTTTGGGTTGTATTCGTTAGAAACTTCGTTTATTTTACTTCTAAAATTTAGCCACTCACTAGCTAAGCCTATCAATATTTTTCTTAATGTTGAATCCTCTCTATTTTTAGCTTCGTGCAGGTTATCGCCTCTTAAATATTGTGCTAAAATATCGGCTTGTTGTGTTTGTGTTCTTTCTTTAAGCATTATGGATAAGTTATAGTTCCTAGGGTTGCTAATTGTGAATCACTAACTACTGTTGTGCTTGATGGTGCCGATAATGTAAAAGTTGGCGAGTTGCCGTCTTCATCAATAACACCATAAATTAAAGCATTAATTTCGTTTAATGTAATATCACCGCCGACATTGATTGACGGACTTTTAAAATAATCGGTAAGGGTTGTTGTAATTGCAGTTTTCATAGCCACAGTGTTGGGGCTTAATGTTGCGAATGTTATTGCAATTGGCACGGCATTTGGTGCAGATACTACAACATAATTATCGGGAGTATTTGCAGGTTTAATTCCGTTATCAACATCAATGATTGCATTTTTAACAGCATTTACTTGTGAGGCTGTTGGGATTATATTTGTATCATTATCACGAGTAAAGTAAATAGTTACATAACCAGCAGATGGTGTTGCAGTTTGAACCCAAACCCTAGTAATACCAGCAATTCTTTCTTTTATAAATACTGGCAATCCAGAAGCTGTAAAAGGTGCAGTAAAATTAGAACATCTTTCGTTTAATCTACTTCTTAACTCATCATCTGTTTCGGCATCTAAACCAAGTGCCAAGCCATCATAACTTAAATAGCAACTATCATTGACATCGACTATTGGACTGATTAAAGATAATTGTGAACCGCCAGCAGAATTGCCATTTACTCCATAATCAAGGGCTTTTATAAAAACAAATGCAGAAGTAAAACTTGCAGTTATTGTGCCAGTGGCAGGACTTGCAGGTGTTCCGCTTATTGTATAGGTAAATTGAGTGTTTGAAATAACATTAATTGTTGCAGTAATATTGTATTCGGTTTGAGAAGCTCCTGCAATAGTAACAGATACACCAGTTGCTAAATTATGATTAGCGGTAGTTGTTGCCGTTGCAATGCTTCCACTTCTAGTTAATGTTGTTATACCTATTGTTTGAGCTGATATTGTTGCACTTGCCTGAGTTTCATATTGTGTGCCATCGGCTTTTTGAATTGCAGTTGCATTAGGAATTGTTGTTGAAGCAGTCCCAGTAAAAACAGCATAACCTTCGGCTTTCACTGGATCTTTTCTAGTAATACCAAACCAAGAAGCCCATAATTCTAAATACTCACCAGTTGCAGTTTGTGGGAACAGTTGTTTTAAAACTTCTTTTACATTATCGTTATTCTCATCAAAACCAGCCGACATTGATTTAACCAAACCAAGAGCAAAAGAATTTCTAATATTAGGATCTATTTGCTTTGATGTATCGAGCTGTCCTGCATTTACGGCAAGAATTAAGGCATTTGTAAGTCTTTCTTGAATTTGTGATATTGTTGAGAACTCAATTGCCATTTATAAATTTAAAAAAAGATTATAATATTTACTATTAACTTGCAATTTATTTATTAAATCTACTTCAATACTAACTTTTGTATCTTGTTTAGTAGCTTTAACATTTGTTTTACTAATTATGCTATCGTCAATCATCCATTTTAAGCCGTCTTTTACTGATGTTTCAATCATTGTTAGATTAGATTGAGTTTGTTTGGCTTGTGTTGTATAGAGCCACAATAAAGAGCCTACTTCATAACTAGCAACACGATTAAAGGCATTGGTAAAGTGCCCTCTTCTTAATGTTGGCTCGCTTACTTTATCGCTTCTTTTTTCACAAAAAACCGACATATAAAGGGCAGTGTCTAAACTATCGGTTTTGGCAATATCGCCGTTTTCAATGTCTAGATCCCAATAATCTTTTTTTTGTGTGAGTTTAAAATCTATTGCCATTTTTATTTTAAAAGTTTATAATAATAAGATAAAATATTCTATTAAAATAGCATTGAAAAAAACTATGATTATTAAAGGCTATATCACAAAAACTGATGGCACTTATGCCACGGTTGTTTCAATGTATAACGAAGTATACGACGATGTATTGTTGCTATATCCTTACGGCTCGCAATCAAAAGTTAAGCCGACAGATACGGCACTTGTTTTATTGTTTGGTTGCAATGGTAGTAAAACAAATTTATTCGGCATACCTTACGAAGTGGCTACACAATCAATTCTCGAAGATGGTGATAGCGAAGTAAAGAATAGAGTTTCTAACAACGGCTTCAAAGCAGGTAATACCAAAAATACTATTGTAGGCGATACTGACTGCGACAAATCTTTTAATGCTTTATCTTACAAAGTAAATAATATTAAAGTTGTTGGCAGTCAACAAGCAACAATTAACAATCCTGCTGGTGGAATAATAGTAGATGCAGAAGCAAGAACTGCAATTGCAAGTATTATTACAGCTTTAAAAAATCACGGATTAATTGCTTAATAAACAATCAAGTCGTCAGCAAAACTATTGCCTAAATTGTTTATTTTGTCTATACTAAAAGAACCTTGCTCTACAATATCAAGATTAGTAAATGAGCCTTGTAAGTTTTGATTAAAAGTAACTCCTTGTATTAAAAAAGTTCCCTGAACTTCCATATCATAATCAATTATATCAACAAGAGTATTCGGTTGCCACAATGTATTATTGCTAGAATAAAAGCCAAGAGTAGTGCAAGTGTATCTTGAACCCTTGGCTCTTCTAAGTTGTATATTCCACTCGGCTAGGGCTTTTAATGATTTACTCTCGCTTGCAGTATCCATTGTCAATATTTTTCTTCTTGTTGTTCTAATTTGTGGATCAACTGCCTTGCCTTTTTGTGAAATACCTAGTTTGCTGTGAGTTTTGTTGTTGCCTTGCGAATATACTTCAATAACATTAAATCTGTCTATTGTAGATAATCTTAATCTTGATGCTAAAATGTTTGTATCGGCTGTATAATTATTTATTAGCATATTTTTAACAACATCATTATCTTCACGAATAATATTTAAATTGCCGTTTTTATCCATTTTTAACAATACTTGTAATTTTTTGGCATACTTATCTAAAAAATCAAAAATAGACTGCCCCTGCTCCGTCTTTATCGTTTCTTTTGCTTCTAAATTTAAGATACCAACTTTATTAATTACTTCTATTGAGAACCCATTATCTTTTAAAACAAGATTAACCAGTCTTTCAAAATTTCTTTGATTATAAGATTTTTGTATAATGTCTGAGTCAATTATATCACCGCCAACATCTCGCCCTGATGCCGTTTTAGAATGTGAGCTTGGCGAAACTTCTTTGTCTAGCTCTTCAATAAAGCCAGTTGCTATTAATATTTTATCAATAAAAACCTTTGCTTTTTGACCTAGCTTAATATCGTTAATAATCTTGCCTTGTTTGTTTTCTTTTACCGTTGTTGTAAATGAAAAAGAAGAAGAGAAGTTCTCCATTGCCGAATTGACGGCAATATCTGTAAAGCCCTCATATCTAACCCCGTCAACTTCAAGATAAATATTGTTATTAAACATTTGTTAAAATCTTTATGTTGCCTTGTATTTGCGAAGTATCGCCAAAATTATTTAACAATCTTATTGTTTCTTTTAATTCTAGCGAGCCGTATAATTTAAAAATAAGATTGTTTAAGCTAATCGGATTAATAACATTATAACTAGCAACATTGGGCAAGCTAATTGCTAACTCAGAAAATATATTAGTAGCTTCAATTTTCATTTGTAGTAAAGCATCTCTTAAATTTTTATCGATAGTATCTGGTAATTGATTAAAACCATTTTCTAAATCGGCAATTACTTGGTTTAATTCTT